GCTTTTTCTTTCTTTCAGAAATGACCATAATTTCTTGTTCATCATAACCTGTTAGAAATCTAAACTTAACTTTCTTCTTTGTAACAGGTAATTCAAACTCAAATGAGTTTGTTCCTGCGATTGTAGGAGATAAGGTCAAGCGACTCACATTAAGTTGTGTTAGATCAAAGCTCTGCTTTGAACGTTCACCGCATGCGGGACAGTCAACTTCAACATTGTATTCAGCACCATAACCGGTTACACGTAATGCAACCATCAATGCATTTCTATCACCAGACAACATCTCATCAACATCTACTGATTTATCTACCAGGCAAGACTTTAATAGATGGGATATTACAATACCTTTCTTTATCAATGCACGAGAAGTTAAGATATCTTCATCCCTAGCTGTCATTGCTCTTACCATGGTAGTTTCCTGGCCATGAAGTGGATGATCTGCTGGATACGTCAATCCCATCGAGGGAAGAGGTACTGTCTCAACTGGAACCTCATATCCAAAATCCTCTTTCATTACATCTCTTCGTTTAATGGAAGGGTGGACACCAGGCTGGCCTGGTTGTGATCCAAAGACTTGTTGGTTCTTGTTCTCTCGTTCGTCAGACAATTTACAACTCCGTTATAGTATAAGATTGCTATTAAATATTTTAGGTACAACAGGAGATGTTAAATAAAAAAGTGCCCACGGCGGGACATGGGCACTTTCTAGAGAACTCTTTTAGACTAGTACTGCAGAACGCAGTTGTCAAACCGAATTGTAAGTGAGATATCAGATGGGTCATTGGCACCATAATCTAGGTCGCCAAATGTAGCATTCGTAAGAAATGCCCCCTTAATATCCCAAAGCTCAACAACAGTGCCAATCGGATCAAGCATCTTAAGCTGAATGTCTCGCTTATAAAAATCAGCATAACCGGCCCTGCCAGACACTGATTCATAATGAGTCCTAATCCATTCCATCACCTGCTGTGCACCTGATGGAGCTATTGGGTCATGAAGCGTAACAGATAATGTTTCAAACTTTGTCTTACCCGCGATATACCTTGTACTGTTTATATAAGGTATCTCAAGCTCCTCTATTGCTACCGTTGGACGCGCAGCTGTCTTTATGATAAAGGAATCTATGCCCTCTAGAGCAAAGACCCATCTAAACTTTCGCTTGGGCTCAAACTTGTTTGGCAACATGTCTGTGACTGAAAGTGTATCTGCCATTTTAGGTTCTCCTATTCTTACCTAATTCTAAATATATAACTCAGCAGAATTTATATTTCTGCTCCTGCATTTGTGACAACAAAGTCTAGTGAGATAAACTCGACAGAACGTGTAGGCTGTAAGAATATCTTTCCTCTAATCGTATTGTTCTCAACATCAATCTTGGTTGTTGTGCTGGTATCAATCACAACCTTGAATCTATCAATTCCCTGCTGTGCTTGAATCTGTGCAAGTATTGGATCAACTGCAGTTGAAAATCTTGCCAACGTATCTGCTCTATTCGGCTCAAAGAGTATGCTATTTGCAACTCCCTTGACCTTACGACGAACATCAATTAATAACCTTCTCACATTGACACGATCAAGTGCTGATTGTGCGGCCTGTAGTGTCTTCTGGCCGAAGACAACAACCCCAGGCGTCTGTGGGAATGACGTTATCGGGTTGATATCAACATCATATAGAGAATCTAGATTATTTCTGCTCAACTTAACCTGTGACTCGATAACTGAGTTCATCGCGCCTCTAGTAAAGCCAGCAGGGGCAAACCATGGATGCGCTATAGCATCATTCTTTGAAAATGCGCCAAGAACGCCAACCGAAGGTGGACACTGTACGTTCGTCTGTGTCCTTGGATCCCTTACCACAACATCTGGAAAATAAGCTGCTGCAAATGAATTATCCAGGTTTCTTCCCTTGAACGCTTGTGCTGTGTAAGTAACGCTAGTTTTCTGTGTTACAGATGACGTCACGACATTGTTCAGCTGATCCCTCTCCTCGATATCCATTATATAGACTGCGTCAAACCTCTCTTCAACTGCATCCATTGTATAGTCAGTAACTGACTCATGACGAATACCTGGTATAGCAAGAAGCTGAATATCAACATCTGATTTTTCACCTACAATATCTACTGCCTTACGGAAAGTTGCAACCGTTGGGCCTTGAATGCCTCCTTGGTTTGTTACATCATCCATCTCTCTCATAATTGCAGTATTAGACATATCAAATTTCTGTTTATCAAATATGTTGAGGCCATCAAAGCCACCCTGCATGAATGTCGAGAACTTCAGGAATCTCTTAGCAGATAATGTGCCAAAGTCCTTCTTTACGTTTAAGAATCGATACCCGTCTGAACTTCCGCTTATTACGCCATCCCGTCGGTATACTGCATTCATCCACTCTTTAGGATCAGGTGTATCGTCAGACTGCGTCTTTACTAATACCCTCTCCAATGTAAACATATTATTATTAAAGCGATCTGAATCAAGGACCGTACCTTCCACATCTGCAACACCCTCATTGTTTCCAACCCACATAGGCTGCTGAGTTGTTACATAGTCTGGCTTGTACTTCATAAACTCTAAAATGCCTTGATCAAACTTATTGTTCTTATTAGGCAATGAAAGTGAGTCCTTAACCTCAAATTGAACTCCCCAGTATAAATCTGCATCTACCCTTTGCTTTGGTGATGAACCGACTGATACATTGGATCTCATTGGGACCGGAGGCTGAACAAGTCTTCTAATTATGTCAGGCGAATTTAGTATTGGCCTGTCGGCATCCAAGAAGCTAGTGTTTACGCCGGCACCCGCTGATGTTATTGTCGCTCCAGCAATAATACTGGAACCTGATGTAACCAAGTGGTAATGGCCTCTAAAACCAACTGGAAGGGCCTCTTCCGGAGCTAGTCCATCATCAACCTCTTGGTTCATTTCCACCCTAACGTACCTAGAGCTATTTGCATAACTTCCTTCGACCATTAGTTTCTGGCCAATAGCATCCTTCTCAAAATCGAAGAATAGGTTGGTATCGCCAATAACCCTAGCTATATACCTATCATCAGATGGATTCAATGATAATCCTCTCCAGGCTTCTAATACTTTTTGTTCCCTGTCACTATCTTTAACACTTCTTATTAGAAGGTCGAACTTTCCATAAGGAAAATCATCATTATTTGACTTTAAAATATTCTCAATAGAAACCTTGTACTTATTGCCTTCCGTACCTGCATCTAATGCGTGTAAACGGAAAAGGTTCTTTGCCTTACCACCAAATCTTTGTGATATAAAGAATGGTGAGGCTGCATGCTTAAATCGATCTCGCCATCCCTCGAAATTAGGAATAGTAGCTGATCCAGCATTTCTATCTAGCGAAGACGATACTAGGAAAGCCGCCGGCTCAAAAGTTCCGGGACCTGCATGAACTGCTGCTGTATTGGCTATGCTAAGTAATCCTGATCCTGTTAGCGCTGCATACTGTGGGTACACATTGTGATAACTGTAAAGAAGGTGTCCTGCCTGCTCATACTTAAGAGGATCACGATTGAATATATTGGCAAAATAATTTGGTGAATTTGGATCAAATGATGCCGATAATACACTCGGATGAGCGCCCCCAGAAGGTTGTCCGTTGAGTAGCATTACAAAGTCTGCCGCTCCCCCTGAGAGGTCGACCGAACCAAATACACTACCTGCATCTTCATCACTTGCATATTGGCCAAATTCACCATATGCTCGCTGATTTTCCTGTACACGATTATTTGACTGAACGCTTGAGGACAGAGATAACATAACACCTGATGCGGCCAATAGAACCCCTCGTAAGATAGGAATAGAACCTGACGCTATCTTCTGAGTATCGGCCCCTCCTTCCCATAAAGGTGTGCCTGCTTGTGCTGCATTTCCAAGACGGTTCCCCTGATATGTTCCACTACTATCAGCGCCTGGTCTCATCCCTGCTTCCTGGAATATCGTTGAGTCAGCCGATGACGACATGAAACATCCTAGGAAATATGTACGACCAAGAAGCCCTGGGTTTCCGGTAACACCCCCAGTATAATTTGCAGCTGTTGCGTCTGTCAGGGTTGTTGCGTCCGTAAACGTTGTTAGGGTGGTTGTTGTAACTGTAGCATTACCTGGATCATTTCGAGTTGCAGTAATAGTTACGTCATTTGTATCACCACCAGATCCTCCATCACCCGTGACGGTCAGCACTGAGCGTGCACCATTGCCGACATTGACAGCGGCGCCTGCAGTCAAGTATGGAATACCAAAGCCTGCGCCACCTAATATCGCCGTGCCGGTTTGATCTGCGCTATATGTAACTCGGTCATCGGCCGTACCATTTATCGCGGCAATAACTGACAACATTACAGAATTTCCGTCCATCGCTACGCCGGTGTTGAATGGGGCGACGTTAACACAGACCGCGGTGGTCTTGTCATCCCCAGGTATTCCCGGTTGATTGGTACCGTCCATATTCACAAATTGAATACTCCAGGTCTCGGCAACACCGGAATATGTTATGTCTGCTGGAAATGTAAATGCAAAAGTCCATGCAACTAAATTGCTGGCAGCGGCGGCGCCGCCGACAAACGTAAATAGAGATGCAAGATCTGCAAAGCCCAGTGTGAAGCTTGCGCCGACATCACCCGTACCATCAGCAGGGTTTGCATATGCATTCTGTCCTACAAGCCCACTTGCCTGGACCTGTTGTGAACCCACGACAAAACCTGCCCTGAGTACACCACCTGCAGCAGTATCATCAGTTGCATCGGCAACACGTTGCTTTGCATCTCCTGCCCCAAGAACGCGTAAATACGTTCCAGCCTGTGCATTTTTTAACCATTCATTAAGTGCCAATGGTCCAAACTTTTCACCATCACTGGATCCAAATTTAGCAACAAAGTCGCTATATGATGCTACGGTAACCGGCACAAATGCCGGACCACGTTGTGCGGTTCCGATTACACCAGCAGGAATACCTACCGGAACAGCCTGTGTAGGACTGCTAAGATCTATCTCTCTGGTGCCAACGCCTGGACTTTTAAAAGTCAACTCAGCCATTCTAGTTGCTCCTAATCTTACTCTTATATCTATACATATTCATCACTCGAAGCTCACGCCACTATTAGTGACTATAAAATCGATTGCAATAAACTCGACCGTCCTGGTC